AATTCTAGTGTGACAGTTGGGACAACGGCTATTTCGTTGGGATCATCGGCCACAACGATTGCGGGGCTTGTATCGGTTACTAGCACCACGTTTGTGGGCGCTTTAACCGGCAATGCAAGTAGCGCCACAACGGCCACAACGGCCACGAATGCAACAAATATAGCAATTACGGATAACACAAGCACTAACGCAACGTATTATCCCGTGTTTGTATCAAATTCAAGCGGAAATAATGCCGCCACAACATCATCAACAAAGTTAAAATATAACCCATCCACGGGTGCGTTGTATGTTTCCGCAATTTATATTGCGCCATAAGGGGAAATCATGGGAAATTTAGTATTTCAAGCGGCATCAGGCGGTCAGGTTGCACTAAGTGGCCCAAACACCGCAAGTAGCTATACGATTGCCGTGCCCGCCGTTTCTGGCACTTTTGTCACAACGGGTGACACTGGCACAGTTACGACAACCATGTTGGCAAGCACCACAGGATCGGGTGCGGTTGTATTGGCCACTAGCCCCACATTGGTGACACCGGCATTAGGAACGCCATCTAGCGTTACATTGACAAACGCAACAGGATTGCCTATATCAACAGGATTAAGTGGCTTAACAACGAATGGCGTGGCCTACGCTACAAGTACAAGTGCTTTGGCTACTGGGTCTGCGTTGACTTTTAGTGGAGGCAATTTACTTTGTACTGGTGCAATAACATCTAATAATACTGTTACAGCGCAATTAGATGGTTCTGATTCAGCAGGTGCAGGTGCAGGTTTTAATCTATTTAATAGTGGCTTCTCAAGAGGTTGGAGACAACAATTAAGTGCAAGTAATAACATAAACACTTATTATTTCAATGGTTCTTCTTATGTTTTATCCACAACTTTAAATACATCAGGCAATCTAGGTATAGGTACAAGTAGTCCTAGTCAACCATTAGATGTAAATGGTGCTTCTAACATATTAAGTTACATTGGATTTAATAAAGGTGGAACACAAGCATATATTGGCAGAGCATCTGATTTAGTTGCAGGCGGTTATGCAACCAATGATGTTGGCATACAAACAGTAGGTAAGTTTGTTGTTGCTACTGGTGGTGGTACTGTTACCATGAATTTAGATAACAATGGCAACTTAGGATTAGGAGTTACTCCTAGTGCTTTGTCTTTAAGTGGATACAAAGAATTAGAAATAGGTTCGATTGGTAATGGACTTCTTTCTGGCACTAATGATTTTATCTCAAAAACAAATGCCTATTACAACTCAGGGTGGAAGTACGCAACCTCTGGTTATCAAGCATCTATTTACGAACAAAATGCTGGTCAGCATATTTGGCAAATTGCTAGTTCAGGCACAGCAAATAACGCTATATCCTTTACTTCAGCAATGACACTAGATAATAGTGGAAGATTGTTGGTGGGGACTACAAGTGCTAATGGAAAATTGGCTGTGCTTGCTAGTGCTGATCCAGGAGGATTTAGTTTTAACACTTCACTCATCAACAAATGGTCTGGTGACACTTCTAAATTTGGTCTTTATATTGGTAAATACGATAATGACAACACAACATCGCAAAGATTTATTGGTTTTTCAATTAACAACGATTTAACAGCTTGTGGTCAAATTAACGCAAATGGAGCTGGTGCTGCGGCTTTTGGTTCGTTTTCTGATGTTCGTTTAAAAGAAAACATTGTTGATTTGCCTTCGCAACTTTCAAACATCATGGCATTGCATCCAGTAGAGTTTGATTACATTGCATCTGAAGGTGGAGGTCATCAAACTGGTTTTGTGGCTCAAGAAATTCAAAAAGTTTATCCTGATGCAGTTGGTGAGCGTAGTGATGGAATGCTAACAGTAACAGGTTGGAGTAAAACAGAAGCACGACTAGTCAAAGCCATTCAAGAACTCAACACCCTTGTCACAACCCAATCCGCTGAGATAGCGGCACTTAAACAGAAAGTAGGTATCTAACATGGCAAACACATACAACTGGATTGTGGAGCAGATGGACTGCTATCCCACATACGAATCACAAACAGACGTAGTCTTTACAGTCCACTGGCGTTGCAACGCAACATCAGACCAAACGCACGTTGTCAATGGTCAGACTGTGCCTTATACAGCAACTATATACAGCACACAATCTTTGACCTACACCGCTGGGTCACCTTTCACCCCGTTTGCAAGCCTAACGCAACAAGATGTGCTTAATTGGATTTGGGGTGCGGGTGTATCAGAAACGGCAACACAGACCGCATTGGATGGCATGATTAACGCACAGATCAATCCTACTGTTGTTACCCCTAAATTGCCTTGGGTGGCCTAATGGATTGGAAAATCTTAGACATTGAGCAAAAGGATGGCCAGATCACATCGGCCAAATACTATGTTACCAATGGCCAAGTGGATACAGAGGGTAATTGGTATTTCACCGAAAAGGGTGATATTCCTTTTGAGCAAGTGACGGAACAAAACGTGATTGATTGGATCAAATCGGCATCTATGCTTGATGGAAAGAACATAATAGAATCACGGCTAGAGGAACAATCCAACCAACTTGTGAAAGCCGTTCCTCCTTGGCTTCCACAAACCTTTACACCAAATCTATGAAACTAGAACTTTCAATCCCACAAGTAAACACGATTTTTGTTGCATTGCAACGTAATCAGGAACTAATTGCACAGACGATGGAAGAAATCCAACGCCAAGGCAATGAACAGCAACCCAAACCCGCCGATGATGGTCACGTTGTAGTGCCCGCATAAAATGAAAACGCCAACACTTTTTCCTACGCAAGAAGAATTAAAGTCAAAATTTGATTATATTGACGGCAAACTTGTATGGAAAATTAAAACAAAAAGGGCCAATGTTGGCGATTTAGCTGGAACATTGCATCCTAATGGTTATATGAGAACTGGATTAAATGGCCATTGTCATTTGAATCACAGATTAATTTTTATGTGGCATTATGGTTTTTTTCCTGAAATAGTTGACCACATTGATGGAAACAAATTAAACAATTCAATAGAAAATTTACGACCAGCAACACAAATTCAAAATCAACAAAATCAAAAAATACGCAAAGAAAACACATCAGGCTATAAAAATGTTTCTTTGTGCCCACAAACAAAAAAATGGAAAGTTTCCATAAAATTAAATGGCAAAGATATAAGATTTGGTCGTTTTGACGATATTGAATTGGCAGATTTAGTAGCTCAAGAGGCTAGGGCTAAATATCATGGCGAATACGCAAGGAATCATTAAATGGCCACTACCCCGATAGATATAATAACCTCATCATTAAAAGACATTGGCGCATTGGCTGCTGGAGAAACTCCTACGCCTGAAGCTGCTCAAGATGCGTTCGTAATGATGCAACGCATGATTGACCAATGGTCTAACGAGCAGATGATGGTGTTCTATAAGACAGAAATCATTTACACACTCACCCCAGGTCAAACCCAGTACACAATTGGCCCTGGCGGTGAGATCGGTGCAACCTTTACAGGATCAATCACCAACAACATTCTCACAGTCACAGCCATCACCCAGGGCGCTATTAGCCTAGGAATGACCCTATCAGGCACAGGTGTCACAGCTGGGACTAAGATCACAGGATTCTTAACAGGCGCAGGCGGTAACGTTAACGAGTTGGGCACATATCAGCTCAACCTATCGCAAAACGTGGCTTCAACAACGATTAACGCCTTTTATCAGCGCCCCCTCAGCATCAATTCGGCATTTGTACGCATCAACACCTCACAAAGTGGCGTACCCATCCTAAACGGCGGTCTAGACTATCCCGTGGCCATTTTGAACGTAGAAGACTATGAAATGATTGGTCTTAAAACGTTAAACGGACCTTGGCCAAAAGCACTCTACTATCAACCAACCGAGACACTAGGAAACATCTTTGTCTGGCCAAACCCAGCACAGGGTGAAATGCACATTTTTGCCGACACATTATTCAGCAAGTACACCACAATCAACGACACAATGCTACTGCCAGAAGGCTTTGAGAGCTGTCTAGAATGGTGTTTAGCTGAACGTTTAATGCCCCAGTATGGCAAAGCATCAGCCACGCAAATATCAATGATTAACGCTTTTGCAGCGCAGGGCAAAAGCACGATCAAGCGCACAAACATGAAGCCTGTTCAGTCGGCTAGGTATTCTGATGCTTTGTTGATGAGCAGGGCAAAAGATGCCGGCTGGATCTTGTCCGGCGGCTTTTTTAGGTAAAATGTTTTACATTTATCAACACCACAAAGCAGACACCAACGATATTTTTTACGTTGGGAAGGGTAAGGACAAGCGTCTGAACTCTAAAAGAGGTCGCAATCAATATTGGCACAATGTTGTTGATAAGCATGGATTTGTTGCAAAGGTAATTGCAGACAATCTTGACGAAGAATTAGCATTTTTGTGTGAGATGGAGGCCATTGATCTTTACAAAAGAATCGGCATCCAACTTGTAAACGCAACAAATGGTGGTGAAGGTGCTTCAGGTTACAAACATACTGATGAGCATCGTGAAAAAATGAAGAATAATCTGTATTGGAGTTTTGCTAAAGAAAATGGTTTTAAAGGCAAAACCCATTCAGAAGAACAAAGAGAAAAGTGGAAAGAAACTCGCAAAGGCACACCTAGCCCAAGAAAAGGTGTAACTTTATCTAACGAAACAAAGCAAAAAATAAGTCAAGCTAGAACAGGAATGATTGTTAAAGCTAGACGAGTTTTGACTGACGAACAAGTTAAACAAATTAGAATTGAGCTTAAAACTGAAAGAATGGCAGTTCTTGCTAGAAAATACAATGTTGGCGAGACAACCATTAGCAGAATTCGAAATAACGAACGTTATCAGGATGTCACATAATGCCAGATTTTAACTTTGTCGGAGCAAGTTACACCGCACCTAGCATTTACCAAGATGCTAGTGAGTGTATTAATTTTGTTCCAGAAGTTGATCCTACGCTACCCCAAGGTTCAAGGGGTGTTGTGGCGCTATACCCAACGCCAGGCTTAACCACGCAAGTCGTACTACCTGCTGGCGCAGAAGTTAGGGGTATGCGAACACTCTCAGGCGCTAGTCAAATGATCGCAGTCTGTGGGGCTTATGTTTACCTTTTATCCAGCACTCTATCGCCTACTATTGTTGGCATCTTAAACAGCTCTACAGGGCGTGTAGGCATTTCTGACAATGGCTTGTATGCTTATATTGTCGATGGGTCTTATCGCTACTCATGGCGTATTACGACCCCTACAACGGCTATATTTACAGGGGTTATTTCTGGCACTACTTTGACTGTTTCTAATATCCAAAGTGGCACGATTTCTATTGGTCAGGTTTTGTTTGGTGTGGGGGTTTCACAAGAAACAATCATTACAGGCGGTTCTGGGACTTCTTGGACTGTTAACATTTCTCAAACAGTCAGTTCAACCTTGATGAACAGTTCTAATACCCAGAGTTTTACTGGAGTGATTACGACTGGATCAACCAATGCTAATTTGGCCACAACTGCTACTTTGTATTTAGGGCAGACGATTCAAGGTACTGGCGTTCCTTTTGATACGATCATTACGGCCATCGTAACGCCCTCTGGTGGTAATAATAATTACACTTTGTCCAGCAATACTGCGGTCGGTTCTGAGACCATGTATGCGCTTAACTTTACAGTTATGCCCTCAACTGACGGGGCTTTTAGCGGTGCTAATTCGGTTGATATTATTGACAACTACTTTGTTTACAATAGGCCATCTAGTCAACAGTTTGGTTCATCAGACGCTTTAAGCCCAATATCTCAGCAATTATCGTTTGGTTCTAAGGATGGATCACCCGATAATCTAGTGGCTTTGATTGTTGACCATCGTGAAGTTTATTTGATGGGTGAAGCCAGTTCAGAGGTTTGGGTCGATGCGGGATTGTTTCCGTTCCCGTTCCAAAGGATACCTGGCACATCTACCCAACAAGGTATTGTGGCTCAATTCAGCGTTTCTAGGCTAGGTGACAGTTTTGCTTACCTTTCTAGAAACAATCGAGGTCAAGGTCAGGTCATGCAAATGGTCGGCTATATACCTCAAAGAATCTCTACCCACGCTGTGGAGAACACACTAGCAAACCAGTACATTTCGGATGCGATAGCGTGGACATATCAGCTAGAAGGGCATGAAGTCTATGTATTATCGTTTCCTACTCTTAACATCACTTGGTGTTATGACGTTACCACTAAGCTATGGCACAAGTGGCTTTATTGCACCAACCAGAACGAATACCAGAGACACAGAGGAAACTGTTGCGCCGTATTCCAAGGTATGGTTCTTGTGGGTGATTACGCCAACGGAAAGATATATGAGTTGGACAAACTCAACTACACCGATGACGGCCAGAACATCAGACGCTTAAGGCGTGCGCCTCACCTTGTGGCTGATTTCCAACGTCAGTATTTTGAGGAATTGCAGATACAGTTTCAGCCTGGCGTGGGTTTTACGGGTTTATCTAAAAATCAAAACATCTTTTTACAGACCCCTTATTACATTACACCAACTGGGGTTTTGATTATTCCAGCCAATCAGACAGTTGTTTTAGGCACTCAGGGGGCTATCAGCCAGTCTACTGAAACAACGCTACCACAAGCCATGTTGAGGTGGTCAGATGATGGTGGGAGTACCTGGAGTAATGAACATTGGACTACAATAGGGCAAACAGGAAAATATCAAAATCGCGCCATTTGGAGGCGTTTGGGACAGGCTAGGGACAGGGTATTTGAGGTCGTTGTGACTGATCCTGTGAATGCGGTGATTGTTTCTGCAAATCTTAAGGGTAGTGGGGGTGAGAATTGAGTATTCCAACAAATACAACACAGATTCAGCCTTATCCACAAGCGGAATTTTTGGATAAAACGACTAATCGGCCTACCAGGGCATGGCAACAGTTCTTTTTGAATTTGTTGAACTTCTCCTCGGCTACCACGGCAACGACTGGATCGGCAACGTTACCAGCCAACCCTGTGGGGTTTATCAACATAACTGTGAATGGGGCGCATTACAAAGTGCCATATTACAATGTATGAGGGGAAGTAATGGATTTAACAACAGTCAATAATGCGGTTTCAGACGCACTAGCGGGGCTACCTGCGGGCACTAGCGACTTCATTAATGCCAACATTGGCACTCCTCAAGGTCAACAGGCTATTTTGCAAGCGGCTGCGTCTATTGGAATTACAGACCCAGCACAAATCGCAAGCATTGTCAGTTCAGCGACTGGCCAAAATATCACGCCCGCACAAGTGCAAGCCGTTGCTCAACCTGCTGCACCCAGAAAAATAGCAACACAACCACAGGCTGCACCAGCTCCAAGCGGTACATCACTTTCTAACATTGCTACACCTCAGTTTGTTTCTTCACCCGCATCAGGCGCGGTAGGAACAAGTTACGGCCAAGCAGCACCTACACAGATCAGCACAGCACAACAAGCCAATCCTGAACTTTCCTCGGCTTTGTTAAACGGCACGGCAGCGGTTAATTACGATGCTGACACAGGCACTTATAACCTGATCAACACCCAAACTGGATCACCCATAGCGGGGAATTATCAAGTCCAAGTCGGCACTAATGGCGTTGGTATCAATATTCCTAGTGGCAATGGGATGATTCAAGTTGCTGTCCAACCTAACGGAAACGGCACAATTCCTCCCGTCACAGCATCAAACGTATTAAATGTTGGTACAAACGCAGGAGCAGGTGGATTTGCGGGCGGTATCAATACTTTGGCTAACGCAGCTGCGCCTGGCATTGCTATGGTTGCTGGGGCTAATTTACTTGGTGCTTTGGGCGCACCAGCAGGTACAGACTTACTAGGTCAATCCGTAGGAGCTGGAGCTGTTGGTAGTGGGACATTAGATACTGCAATTCCATCTTTAGCGGCAGGTGGTGGTACTTTGGCGAATCTAGCACCTGGCGCACCATCGGCCTTGGCAGCGGGCACAACCGCAGCAGGAACAGATTTATTAGGCCAATCAGTTGGCGCTGGTGCGATTGGTTCTGGATTAGCAGATACGGCAGTTGCACCATTAGCAGCGGGCACGGCAGCAGGAACTTTGGCAAGCACCGCAGCACCTGCAGCAGCAGGAACGGCAGCAGGAACGGCAGCGGGCACGGCCGCAGGTACAGCAGCAGGAACAGGTGCGGCTACAGGCGCAGCAACTGGAGCAGCTGCCACAAACGCTTTAGGATTAACTCCAGTTCAAACTGCTTTGGCTGGAAGCGCATTGGCTTCCACACTTGGGTCAATGAATACGAGTAATGCAATTTCTAACGCTGCTAACACACAAGCAGGAGCTGCAACAAACGCACAAAATGTCTTAGGTAATTTTTATAGTCAATATGCTGCTGCTCAACAGCCATTCCAAAACCTTGGAACACCCGCAGCGCAGGATATTACTAATAATCTACCTTATTTCCAGAATCAGTTTAATAACCAAGACTTAAACGCTCAATTAGCACCGAATTATCAATTCCAACTACAACAAGGATTAGGCCAAGCACAAAACGCTGCCAATGTAGGCGGTGGATTGTTGTCTGGTAATACTTTACAAGGTTTGAATACTTACGCACAGAATTACGCCCAAGGCGCATACCAAAATGCGTTTACTAATTACCAAAATCAGCGCAATAACATCTATAACAATCTATCAGGTGTAGCTGGAATTGGTCAAAACGCATTAGGACAAATTGGTCAAGTTGGGGCTGGATTGGCCAACACTTATGGAAACATTACAACTGGTTTGGCTGCTTCTCAGGCTGGAGCACAAACAGCACAAGCAGTTAATCAAAGTAATTTATTAAGCAATTTGGCCAATACTGCCGTTGTTGGTTCATTAATCAAACCCGCATAAGGATAGATCATGCCCGTATTTACAGATTATCCAACGTTTAAAGGCACTAGCCTAAACGATTTGCTTGGTTCGGTATCGAATGTCCAGCAGTTCCAACAGCAACAACAGTTGAATCCAATTCAACTTGAAGCTGCAAAATTACAACTACAACAAGCTCAACAGATGAACCCATTGGCTTTGCAAAAAGCACAAATGGAAATTGAACAAGCAAAACAAACCAATCCTTTGGATGTCTTGACTAAACAACTTGCAGTCAAAAAAGCACAAGGTACGTTAGAACCTGAAATTGCAGTAGCACAAGAATTAGCAAATCAAGCAAAAATTACAACCAAAAAAGAACAGTTTGCTTTTGACAAAGACTATAACCAACAAATCAATCAGATTATTGGCGGTTATAAAAACGATCCAAGACTTAAAAGTAACGATCCAAAAGAAGTTTTTGGTGTTATTAAGGATGCAGAAGATCAAGTAAAACAGTTAACTAAAAGCGATCCTGAGGGTGAAATCAAAACTGAGATGCGTTTTGCACCTATTAAAAATTTGGTTACATCAGGAAAACATGACAAAGTTGACCAAGTATTTTCCAACTTGATTCAAACTGGCATTAGCCCAACATCACAACAAACATTGCAAACACCACAACTTGCAACAGTTGGAGGTGCTCCTGCTACGTTTACTCCAGCAACTGGTGGCGCTACTCCTTTAAATATCAACCAACCTCAAGGTGGACCTCAAGGTATGGCACAAGGTGGATCACAAGGTGGACCTTTACCTCAAGGTTTTGGTATGCCACAAGGTATGCCTGGTATGCCCCAAGGCGTAACACCCACACAAATGTCGTTGCCATATTCCAAGCGTACTGCTGGCGATATTAGACCCTATGCGCCCAATGAAAAAACAGATGAGGAAAACGGCGCTAAATACCGCAACAGTTTGACAACCAGACAAACAGATTTGGCAACATCTAGACGCAATTTAGATGAAGTGATTGCCCAAGCTGACAAAATAGCAAAAGAATCCACTAAGATTTTTGGGTTAGATACTGCCACAGGCGCGTTGGGCGGATTGTCTAGAACATACGCAAATATTGTTGGTGATCCTAAATATAAGCAATTGAGCAAAGATTTGGCCAACGTACAGATTGCTAATATCCAAGCCCAAGGCGGTTCTATGGATACTGTGGCTGGCCAACAATTGCAAAAGATGGCCAATGGTGACGAGACATATCCTCCAGATGTGTTGAAAAACATTGCCAGAAGAACTTACGCTGATGTCCAGAATTTGGATATGCAGGCCACAGCAGCGTCTAAATTTGCTCAGAAGTATGGTGACAACAACCTGAACGCGTTTAAGCGCCTATGGTCTTCTAATGCCGATTCAAAGGTGTTTGAAGCTATAACCATTTTTGAAAATGTTAAAGACAAAGCCGAACGCAATAAAGCCATCAATGAACTATTTGGCTCTAATCCACAGGCTAGACAACAATATTTCCAAAAGTACAATAACATTAAAAAATTGACTGAAACTGGGGAACTTTGATGGATGAATTAGGCGAATTGATCCTCGGTGAAAAGCCCAAGGTTGCACAACCTAATCTTGTCGCACCTAAAAAAAGCCCCATGAGTGGCTTGAATCCACAATTACAACCTAAAGAAGAACAACCTGACGAACTAGGTCAATTGATTTTAGGCGGTGGTGAAACAACTCCAGAATCCGTCAAAAAGTTATCACTTGCTGAAAAACTAGGTCAATCCCAAATGGCTGGCGTTCAAGGCGCTGGTGAAGCAGGTAGAAGTTTTATCCAAGGATTAGTAGCAGCACCAGTAAGCGCTTTGGCAGGTATTGGCGGTACGTTAGCAAGTGGTCAATATGGTACTCAGGCAGGTATCCAAGCGGGCGAAAAGACTGCCCAAAGGGTACAACAGGCTTTGGGTTATCAACCTCCATCACAGGCAGGTCAAGACATATTACAAAGTTTACAGAGCAAATTTGAGGCTAGTAAATTACCGCCTGTAATGCCTGAAGTGCAAGGTTTTGTCCCACAACGACCACAAGCGCCTACGTTGCCCAAAATTAGAATTGAACCAGTCGCTCCAAAGCCTGGCATGGTTTCTATGGGTGCAGCGTCAACCACAAACAAAGCATTGTTGGACCAGGCTATTGCACAAGCCACACCAGAAGTGGCTGCACAATTAAAACAAATTAATCCAGCGGATTTAAATGTAAAAGCATTAGAAGCAATTATTGAAGCTGATTCACTAGAAGTACCAATCAAATACACTTTAGGACAAGCTACTGGTGATCCTAATATCATTTCAAATGAACGTAATAACAGGGCTACACAACAGCAATATATAGAACGTTTTAATGAGCAAAACAAAGCATTACAAGAAAATGTAAGTCGAGTAAAAGAAAAGGCTGCTCCTGACGTTTTTGCACCTAATTACGTTGCTAATGCAGAAGGAGCTATTGATTTTGTAAACAACAAGATCAAGCAAAACCAAGAATCTACAAGCCAAGCCTATAAAGCATTGGATGAATTTGGCGCGGGTAAGATAAAAGTTGATAGCGCAACATTTGCTAAAAACGCAATGGATGCTTTAACCGCTAAAGAAGATATAGATTTTTTACCGCCTGTCATTAAGTCAAAGATTGATGCTTATACGTCTGGTAAAGAAATGAACTTTGACCAGTATGAGAATCTACGCACTCAGATCGCTAGAGAAACACGCAAAGCACAACGCGCTGACGATGGAAATGCCGTTCACGCTTTGACCTTGGTGCGTGGTGAACTAGAAAAGTTACCTTTAATTGGTGAAACAGAGGAAGCCAAAGCATTGGCTGACAAAGCCAGAGCAACGGCCAAAGCTGAGTTTGACTTGGTCAACAAAGACAGTCCAAGTTATAACAAGATTTATGCTGATATTGTTAACGGAAAATCAGATACCAAAGACTTTATTCAAAGCAATATTTTGAGGTCAAAGAATACTGATTTTGCTAAAACGATGGAGTTATTTAAAGATGATCCAGAAGCTACTCAGCATTTAAGGGCTGGTGCGTTGGATGTAATCATTAAAGATTCCACAGACGCAAGTGGAAACTTTAAGCCCGCCAAATTCAGACAAGCCATTGAAAATCTAGACGTTAATGGTAAATTGTTGCCTTTGTTTGGTGACCAGGCACAAACTTTACAAAAGATTGCACGAACTGGCCAAAGAATTGAAGCCAGACCCACAGGTGCGTTTGTCAACGAATCCAATACTGCGGTTGATTTGGCCAAACAATATGCCAATCGTATGGCCACGCAAGTGCCGATTGTGGGCAGATTTGTTGAACCAGCGCAACAATTGATCCAAGAGCGTGCGGTCAAAAAACAAGTTCAACAATCCTTAAAGCCCGCTGCTGGGGCAAAACTATCAGACTTAGGAAAATAACATGAGCGTTAACCTTTCACCCGTAGGAAATGGCTTCCAGTTCCTATCCTCCACAACCCCCAACATACCATTGGCGGGCGGGTTTATCTACACCTATCAAGCTGGGTCTAGCACACCGCTAAACACCTACACAGACAACACGGGTAACACAGCGAACACCAATCCTATTATCTTGGGGACTGACGGCAGACCGCCCAATGAGATTTGGTTAACCAGCGGTTATTCTTATAAATTTGTTCTTACAGATGCCAATAACACAACAATTCAAACTTTAGACAATCTGTATGGAATTATTGGAACAAGTCCTAGCGTTAGCGCTGTACCTAGTGGCGGCATTATTATGTGGTCTGGCTCTATTGGCTCTATACCTACTGGTTATGTGCTCTGTAACGGCTCTAATGGCACTCCTGATCTGCGGGACAGGTTTGTTGTTGGCGCTGGCAATTCCTATTCTGTCGGTAACAATGGCGGGTTTGCTAGTAGCGGAGTTGTGACCAGCTCTGGCACTAATAATCCTTTGTATTACGCACTAGCATTTATCCAAAAAACATGAGCAATACTGAACAAGACTTGGCCGTTCATGTTGCGGTCTGTGACGAACGTTATAGACGCATAGAACAATGCTTGCGAGATGGCGAACGGCGCATGACCAAGATTGAATACTTGATTTATGGAGTAATGCTATTGGTCTTACTTGGCCCTGGCGTTGCTGGGGCGTTCTTCCACAAGTTTTTTGGGTTGTAAAAAATTGACCCCTTTACTCTTGTCGCTCTGGCAACTTCGGCGTTTAAATTGGTCAAAGAGTCCTGCGAGATGTACAAGGAGGGTCGGCAATTCGTTGTCGATACAAAAAAAGAGATTGATGGGGTCATTAAGGATGTCAAGTCAATCCAAACAGATGCAAAGGGTATATTTGGTTTTTTCAGGAAATTATTTCGTAGCGAAAAAGCCGAGGAAATCAAGGTTGGGACAAATCCTGTTAAGCCTAAACAAAAAAAGAGGGTTGAATTTGATGAAAACCAAATCTACGCGCAAGTTGCAGACGCTTTGACCAAGTTCTTTCATGCTTACAACGGCTTAAAAAATTACGCCAAGGAACAAGAAGAAATTGCTTTGACAGCATCAGGCGAGGAAGGACAGGACATTGCAATCAAGTTGGTGATTGCCAACTTACAGATGGAAAAGTTGAATGAGGAAATGCGCGAGTACATGGTGTACCACGTTCCAGAAGAAATGAAGGATTTGTACAGCCGTGTAAACAAGATGGTTGGCCACATTGCTAATCAACAGGCTTTGGCTAGGAAAGCTGAACTAGACAAAAAGAGAAAGATAGCATGGCAAAAACGTCAACGGGCAGAGGAAATTCAGGACAAAATTCTAGCGGTGGTAATTACGGGTCTGATGATCGGGTGGTGCTGGATAATGATGATGATCGTTCGTTCTTCGTCATTGTTGTCGTGGCATTGATGGCGGTTATTTTGTTGTTTATTCCGATCCTTTCTTGGATGTACATTGACATCAAAATGATGGAAATCAGAGTTAACAAGGCTTTAGCAAAGATTGAAGGCAAATGAAATATCTGTTGTTATTATTGTTGTTGACGGGTTGTGACGATAGATATCGTTATATATGCCAAGACCCAGACCACTTCAATGACAAAGATTGCGTTCACCCAAAGTGCGAATTCAGTCAGACTTGCCCAGAATACCTGGTTGCGCCTGTTTTGGAGAAAAAGGTTGAACAAGTTAACAAGTGACGAAATTGAGGTTAGGGTGTGGGCCATCGTGGTGTTGGCCATCACCGCCATTCTATTTTTCATTGTTGTCGCACTTTTGTACTCGGTCACTTTTGTTGTCCAGCCCATCAAGGCTATGGCCCCCATTGACCAGGCTTACACCAAGATGCTCAACGACATTGTTTTGCTCATCGTGGGTGCAATTGGTGGAGTGGCGGGTAAAAAGGTAGCGGGCGGTGTAGCAGGCACGTTAGGGGCTATAAAACAGGCCACAAGCCCACAAATGCCCATGATGGGGGGTTGCTATGGAATGCCTCAAGCAATGCCCCAAAGCGGCCAAGCATTCGGCGCTATGCCAACGTTTAACAATCCTAAGTTTGACGAGTCATGGACACCGCCTCCTCCTCCGACTGGACCGCCTGTTTTGGAGGATGAGGAAGAACGCGAAAGAATGGCTCACGCACGAGATAGCACTAAAAATGTTTGATTTTTTTGCACATTTTTTGCATTATTTGGCTTTATTTGCGCTAATTCTAGGATTTGGAGCGTATGTAATTAGCTATTTAGTGGGTTTCTTGCCCATGTTAAAACCCCACGCTTTGGTTATCCAAGTGGTGGGAATTGTGTTGATTGTTTTAGGAGGTTACTATGTCGCAGATCATCACGGCTATGAAAGACGCGTTGCAGAAGATAAAGCAGAAATTGACCGACTTAATGGAGAAGCTCGGGCAAAAGAAGCAGAGTTGACAGCCAAGATTGACAAAGCCAATGGTGCTTTAAGAAAGGCAAAAAATGACATTCAAGCCAAAGTGGTTAGTCTTAATGCTCGCGTTGATTCTGGCGAACTGCGCCTCCCCTCCAATTGTCCCGTACAAGCCGATTCAAGTCCCGCCGATGGAAATCGAACCGATGCAAGCGAATCTGAGCGACAGACTGTTAAAGCTCTTATCCAGATCGCAGCAGACGGAGACACCGCCGTCACCAACCTCAACGCCTGTATCGCCCAATACCAGCAAGTGATGAAGACTGTAAACGAGGGTGTCAAATGATCAGCGCTGAAAAACTACACGCTTTGGGGATTGGGGTTGAGTGGCAAGAACCGCTGACCACTACGTTTACCGCGTTCAGTATCAATGACAACAAACAACAGGCGGCTTTTATCGGCCAATGTGCACATGAATCGAATCACTTTAAGGCGTTACAAGAGAATCTTAATTATCGCCCTGAAACGCTTTCTAAGCTGTTTGGTAGACATTTTAAAGATGCCGAGGAAATACAGAAATACGCGCATCATCCAGAAATGATTGCCAACAGGATTTATCAAAAGCGGATGGGCAACCGAGACGAATCTAGCGGTGACGGCTGGCGGTTTCACGGGCGTGGTCTGATTCAGTTGACTGGGCACGATAATTATTGGCATTGTGGCCAGATAGTCCAGAAGGACTTGGTCAAAGAACCTGACTTGGTGGCCACACCAATGTACGCTGCACTATCAGCTGGTTGGTTTTGGTCAACACATGGTTGCAATGCGTTTGCTGAAAAAGAAGATTGGGTCGGTTTGACCAAGCGGATCAACGGGGGCACAATTGGGCTAGATGATCGAATTTCATTAACTAAACACGCCTTGAGCGTATTGGGGTAAAGATGGCTACTAATTTCAAAATCACTCGCGGTGAATCAAAAAAAGACAATGATTCGCATTATGTTGTCAAAAAAGAATGGCAAAAAGAACGTGAACACGTTATGCGAATTGAGAAAGAACTCAAAAAGCATGAGAAGACAGATATGTCTCACGCACACCCAACGCATTCGCATGACGCTGGAATGAAGCAACCCAGCGCACCTTTGCCCAATATGCGTAAGGGCTAACGATTTAGATATAAATCGGTCAACGGCACGCCCTTTGGCCATTGGTTGGTGATTTGTAGATAGTGAACAGTCTGAATGTGCGCCAAGTACCAGGCGTGCATTCTTTCCGCTTTGGTCATTAGATGGCCAGAATCTATTTCTGTGTGACAGGACTGACAAAGCGCCGCGATATAATTATCTGACGCTTTAATGCCCCTACCTTTACCGCCATGCCAATTAGAGTGTGCGGCCTGAGCGAGATGGAAACCACACCTCTGACAATTCATGGCTGCCACGGCTTTTAGTAAAGTCTTGGATCGTATGTACTGTGTCTTTGGAAATGACCTCACGGGTGCTGAATCTGTGGTCTTTAGGGCATTGGTATCGTCTTCGCTTGGAATCGTCTTCATTGGTTCTTGTCTCAAGTATTTTGCCTATTTGACCGCAAAGTGGGCATTTCATTCGTGTGACCTTATTCCTAATCTTTCTGATGCTTCCCTGGTGCGCCAAATGTCAATCGACAGTCTAGACGCTTCAAGCTGATACTTTAACTGCTCCTCAATCATCACTGATGCCTTTAATTCGTCAATTAACGCTAAGTATTCAGGATCGCACAAGGCTTCACGTTCCTGCGCTGCAATTTGGCTGAATTCACCAGCAACATGGCGCATACAGATGGCCTTGGCACTTTTTAACTTCAATTCGCAGGCAATGCGGTTGGACTTGGCGTTGGCGTAAGCCGTAGAATTATCGTAAATAAACTGTGCGTGTCGTTCAGGAGTCATTAGAGAGTTCCTCTATCACCGCCCATGATGCAATTAAGATCAACAATAGGGCAAATAAACCTAGAAAAAGCATAAGAATAATCAACAAAGTATTCATTCTGTTTCCCTAAAAAGCACCTCAACATGGGGATCACCATATTTCTTGGTTACAAACAAATTGACAATCTGGCAATCATTCTCAAATATGACCTTGTCGCAACCATCAAGCACCGCTTTAACCACATTGTCGATATCGGGCTTCTTGGTATGCCTTTCAGACCCATTTAAACAGGCTTCCTTGCGTTTTTTAGAGTAGGACAATGGTATGGCAAAGGATATGTAAATAAACGCATCTAAGGCCGTTTTAAGCGGTTCTGAAGACCCCATTGATTTCTGTGCTGCTTGTCGAACAGTATCCTCATAAGCAACAGTCTTTGCATCGGTATAAGTGCTGACAAAAGCCCCACGCCTGGCAAACCTTGGTCGGCCTTTACCACGGGGTTGGCCATCAACTTTAAATGTCACATGAAACATTGAGTTCCTTTATTCTTTGGGCTACTGCTTTGCCTAAACCTTTGAACATGGGGTGCTTTTCCATTTCCCTGACCTGGTGTCTAACGTAATCAATCCATCCAGGCTTAAGTGCTAAGTTTGCATAATGCTCTACAAAATCTACCATCATTCTCTTTCAGACATAGTTATGCCTAGGGTGGTTAGTACCACTCTCTCTCCAATTCAATCTCATCTGCTTACGTCTGCTTATATCTTAAAAGTAGAAATCAAATCCAAGCTCGCTTGACGGGTTTATTCACCTTATACAACTGGCCTAGTTTCCACCTGAGTTACCAATTGCTTTACCGATACCTAAACCAAGTTCGGTCACGTTTTGCTCTGGGGTGTGTCAGAGTGCGGTGTTTAACTCCAAGCGGTCCATTCAAACCCTCTGCTATCGTGTGGAGAACGATTCCAGCGAGACAATAAAAAAAGCCACTTAACGATGTAACTTGGTCGTGTCCCCCGTGGTGGGGGCAAGGTACATCATTAAATGGCCTGATCTATTGCACACGACTGCAATAACCTAAATTATACACATTTGTAAACGTCAGTCAACAAACCATTCAGGCTTTAAGACTTTTAATTGCCAAATCCTTGCTTGGGGTACTGTTTTCCATTGGCTAATGGCTGATTGATTAATCCCGAGGATACGCCCAAGCTCAACTTGTGAGCCAGCCAATTTGATAAATTTATTTTTGTCCATGTGTGCATTATAAGCCACATAATAACCTACTGAACTATAAGGTCAATTATTTATTTGTTGTGTTGTTTTATTAGAAGGCTTATACTTCATTCATGCCCTAGCGAATTGCAAAAGGGTCTTTTAAGAAAGAAGCAGAAAATGAAAAAATATCTAACAGTAACAGAAACAGCCAAGTTAGTTCGTACTGCCTTGAAAGAGGCGTTTCCTGGCATCAAGTTCAGCGTCAAGAGCAGCAGCTACTCTGGCGGTGCAAGCATCAATGTTACCTACAAAGATGGTCCTACAGTTGCCCAAGTCAAAAGCATTGTAAGTTGTTTTGAAGGTGCTTACTTTGACGGCATGACCGATTACAAAGGTTACAGATATAACCAAATCAATGGTGAAGAAGTTAGCTTTGGCGCTGATTATATTTTTGTAAGACGCGAGTTGTCGGTTGGTCTATTACAGCTGGCCGTTGACAAAGTATTTCAAGAATATGGTTTGACTAACACTTACAAAATTGTTGATGGCTACGGCGGTGCTTATGTCCAGATAGACAACAACCAACAAGTTGGCAATGGTTATTATTACATTGACCAAAAAATAAATCTCACTACAGAAGAAATCAGCTATTGCGCCACAGTAGAAAGCATCACGGCCAACAAGGTTGTGTCGCTGGGTGACGATGGTTATGGTTATGGCGCGGTTGGTAGATTGGCAGCATAAGGAGAAACAAAATGAAATTTACTAAAGCAAAAGACATTTGGGCAATGACCAAAGAACAAATGGAAAAACTACCAAGAGGACAATGGGTTTACGCTGGTGAAAAAACAGCATTGGGTAGATTTTATGGAATTCGGTCAACTGGCGTTGTTGTTGTTGCCTGGAAGAACAATGCAAAAAACAATGACTATTTTCAGTATTGCAAAACTTTAAACAATTACGCAAGGGGTTAAAAATGAATACAGAATTAAGAATGTACGGAATAAACAATATTGATCAATACATTGAAAATGTAAAACAATCAATGACTTATCGTTTTAGCGGTGGAAATATGATTGTTGCTGGTCTCATGTCTGACGCACAAGAACAAATGGCTATGGATGATGTTGAAGGCGCTAGAAAAACTTTAAACCTTGCCAAAAATATTCTCTTTCAAATAATGGAAGGTCAATTGGTTGGTAACGTAAAAAATGATTAAAGAACAAGCCAACCTAATTCTTGACCAGGTCAAGGTTGGCGTTCCTTACCCTATACACATTATTAATCAAGCATTAACATTAACAGGTGATATCAATGGAAAAATACTACAGAACAACGAACGAAGCATTCCACAATACTATGGAGTATGGGGCTTGCATCGAGAAGCCAACCCCCAAGATGTTTACAAAGGTTGAAATATGCGTGTACTTAATCGCAGCGATCGTTATTTTATTAGATATGTTTATTTGGAGACCCTAATGGATGCCTCCAAAATTATTAGACAATCTGAAGAAGCCACTCAAGCCTACATCAATGACCCAGTCAACAAGCTGAACTTTCAGCTGGGTTACTTAAAAAGCCAAATTGAGGATTTGTGTGAAATGATCCAAATCCAACGTGACGAAATCCAAAGGTTAGAAACAGAATTACAAGGTGAACCAGAATGAAACAAATCGCAACTGCTCTAGTCAAAGCTCAAAAGGCGTTTAATCCCGCTTTAAAGCAGTCTATTAACCCTCATTTCAAAAGCCGATACGTTGACCTTGCTGGGTGCGTTGAAGCGGTTATAGACGCTTTAAACAACAACGGCATCTATTTACTTCAAAAGACATTTGAATGTGCTGATGGCGTGATTGTGGAGACCATCTTTGTCCATGAATCTGGCGAGATGCTTGAGTGCGGAATGCTTCACTTTCCTGCGGTCAAGGCCGATCCACAAGGTTATGCGTCAGCTCTTACATACGCTAGGCGCTACAGTCTGATGGCTGCTTGCGGAATAGCGCCAGAAGATGATGACGGCAACCAAGCCAGTCGCAAGGTCGAAACTAAGATTGTCAGCCAAGTCAACGTCAAAGAATTGGACAAATTGATTGAAAAGATGCGCCAGGCTGAAAACCAAGAACAATTGGTTGCTAGTTACAGGATTGCATTTCAGGCTTGCCAGAGTGACAAAACCCATCAAGACCGCGTGATTGCGATCAAAAACGAGATGAAAGAAAGGGTAGCAGCATGACAGACTACGAATCAGAAAGAGATTACTGGCGCGAACAAGATGCAATCGAAAACGCGTATAGAAACGAATTGCTAAAGCACCCGCATTGTTTAGACCCTGATCACCCTGGTTGTTCAAAGTGCGAGGAATCCGATGATTGATGAACGAATCCAAATGATGTTGTACAACGAAGACCAGTTTAGTGATGAATTCTTTGGCTGGTTTCCGAACAACGAACACATTTACGATGCTTTTCAACATGAAACCATGAAAATCATTCGTAAAGGCTATAAACACTATTCAGGGCGCACGATCTTAGAGGTGTTGCGTCACCACTCAGCACTCAGCGAAGATGGAATTTGGAAGTTAAACAACAACCATACTCCTTACCTTTGCCGATTGTTTGCCCTGATGAATCCTAAATATGCGGATATTTTTGAGTACAGAACAGTTAAAAAACCCAAATTAAGATTGGAAAAATAATGGAACAAAGAACAGACGAATGGTTTGAGTCCCGCCTTGGTAAAGCCACGGCCAGCAGAATTGCGGACATTATTGCCAAGACCAAGACAGGACCAAGTGCGAGCCGTGATAATTACGCGGTCCAGCTGGTGCTAGAAAGAATTACTCAGAGTAAGGGCGAGTCTTATACCAATGCTGCAATGCAATGGGGCACAGATACAGAGCCAATGGCTAGGCAACAATACGAGCTTAAACGCGGTGTTTTTGTGGATGAGGTAGGGTTCATTGATCACCCCACAATTGCGATGTCTGGGGCTTCTCCAGACGGCTTGGTAGGGGCTGATGGACTGGTGGAGATTAAATGCCCAAATAGCGCAACCCACATGGAAACGCTAGTCAGCAGAAAAATACCACAGAAATACATACCCCAAATGATGTGGCAAATGTGTTGTACTGGTAGGAATTGGTGTGATTTTGTGAGTTTTGACCCAAGATTTCCAGAAAACCTACAGATTTTTGTTGAGCGAGTTGAGTATGACCCTACTTACGCGCGAATGTTGGAGTTGGAAGTCACACAGTTTTTAGATGAAGTAGAAAAGAAAGTTGAAATTTTAAGGAAACTAAAATGAGCAAAGTATTAAAAGAAATCAAAGTTATCACAGGCACTTACACCAATAAAGAGGGTCAGCAAAAGAACCGCTATTCCCGCATTGGATCGGTAATTGATACTAAAAGCGGTCCAATGATCAAGATTGACAATATTCCGCTAAAAGAAGGCGGTTGGGATGGCTGGGCTTACATGAATGATCCAATTGACCAGGCTGCAGCGCCAATGAAGCCATCAAGAGGTCAATTTGAAGACGATTCAATCCCTTTTTAACATGGAAAAAACACCAGAAGACGAGGAATTTGAGCGTATGCTTGCAAAGATAGATTTACAACATACGCCATCTAAAGACAGCCAATTGGTTTCATTGCGCCGATGGGAAATTGACGAAATGATCCGATTGGCGGTTTTGGCAGAACGTGAAGAATGTGCCAAGATTTGTGATGAATGGGAGTATGCGCTTGGTGAGCGTTTAGCTAGAAAAATCCGAGCAAAAGGAAAAGAATGACTAAAGAAGAAATCATAGAAATTGCCAATAAGGTCAAGTTACCGCACGATTATGTCAATGGCGAGCCAATGTGGTTAGATAAACTAGAAGAATTTGCTAAGTTGGTAACAGAAAAAGAGCGTGAGGCGTGTGCAGAGTTGATACCTCCACAATATTTTCATTTTCGTGATTGGATACGAGCAAGGGCAAAAGAATGAAAACCAAATATCCATCTTATTGTTGCCAAAAATGTGGTGAATTGATTGGCTGGATTAGTCGGGTTCTGCCGTTTCATAAATGCAAGGAGAAAAACATGAATTCATTACCAAGATATAACGAAAAAGGTCAACTAGACACTAGGTTAAAAGTAGACCCATTAACTGGTGATGTAGGAATAGGAACACCAAAAGAAAAAAAATACATGACTAAAGACGAAGCATTACAACAAGCACTAGATGCGCTGACTGATTTTGATTACAACAAACGCATGAGTGCTATTGAATCCATCAAAGAAGCATTAGAAACAAAAGAAGAGCCTGTGTCGTGGGTTGACTTGCTAAAAGATGCTGAACGGATTGCTTTTAATACTGGAAAGGTTGAGTATGTTGCACCACAACGCACATGGGTAGGACTGACAGATGAAGACATGAATCATGCTTTAAATTATTGGTCTGATGATTCTCGAAGTGCTTATGGTGGTGCTCATAGTGCAAACGGTGAATATGTAGACATGATTGAAACATGGCGTTACATAGAAACCAAGCTAAAAGAAAAAAACACTTGACAAACCCAATTTGTGATATAGTTTAAGCACTACAAAGTGTAGTGTTTTTTGCAAAGAAACAAAGGATTTATCATGGGATACCCCAAAATGGAAAAGTTGCCTATGGGCGCAAAAGCATCTGATCGCACAGGCGAGAAGAAGGTTAGCGTACCCAAGGAAGACAGAGAAATGTTTGTGCCAGGCGCATCAGGCGAGAAAATCCCTAAAGGCGCATTATCCAGCGACACATCAGGCGAGCGTAAGCGCCCCATCGAGGGCGGCGTTGGTATGGGTAAGATGGATGGAATTGGCGAGCGTGACGGCAGCCACATGGGTCACCATGACGGCCGTTTGGGTGAGATTAAGGGCCACATGGGTGAGAAGAACGTTTATGAACACAAGCGCGTTCCTCACGTTCAAGACACGATGTAAAGCGAAACCCCCCAAAGTCTAGAACACATTGGGGGATTTCTAATCACAACAACTAAGAGGGTAGTTGAAATGACTGTAGACAATTGTAAGGTATGCAAGTTTTATTTGGGGCATGACATCGGAACTTGCCGCAGATATCCTGACTACAAGACCCGCTCACAAAATGAGTGGTGTGGTGAATTTGCGAAGAAACTCTCGGAGGGTGAAGCAGTTGCCGAGACTTTGCCCAAGACTGACCTCTTGGGCGTTTTTTCTGCTATGGGCATGAATGAGCCTGTAATGTCAACTCCAAAGCGCGGGAGACCACGGAAATGATCAAGCCATTGCGTGACAAGTTATTTGTAAAGCCAATCCAACGCCTACAAAGCGAATTGTGGTTACAGACCGCAGAAGCGCCCACAGTAGGCCACATCACCGCCTTGGGTGATGAAGCTGCCGAACAGGGCTTAAGCGTTGGGGACAAGATTTACTTTGGCACATTGGCCAAAGATTACAAAGACGAATATCTTAAATACCAAGAGTTGAAGGATCAAGACGATCAATTGATTGTGATGTCTTGGAAAGATGTTTGTTTTGTGGAGGAAGTCGAATGAAAAAGCACGACAAACCCATTGAACATAAGACCAATGGCAAGGGCAAAACTTACAACCCGACAGAAAAGGGTGCGGGAATGACTGCCAAAGGTAGGGCTGAGTACAATGCTAAGAACGGATCAAATCTTAAACCTCCAGCGCCTAATCCGAAAACAGAAAAGGACAAAGGTCGAAAGGCTAGTTTTTGTGCCCGTATGGAAGGGGTTGTTAAAAACGCTAAAGGCCCAGCAGAAAGGGCTAAAGCATCATTAAAGAACTGGAATTGCTAATGCCACTCATTAAATCCACTAAAAAAGAAGCATTTAAAAAGAATATTGCAACAGAGGTCAAGGCTGGCAAACCAGTCAAGCAGGCCGTGGCCATTGCATACTCTGAGAAACGTGAAGCAGCCAAAGCCAAAAAGAAAAAATGATCCATCCGTTAAAAAGTTTGGTTACGATGGGGGCAGTTGGTATGCCAGGTGCAGACCAGCCCGCTCAAGATGGAAACAATCCATTCATTAAAAACCAAGCTCAAGCAGCACTTTTTGCCAGGTTATCCCAAGAATTCCCAAACTTAATCAAAGAATATTCAAGCCTACCCGATACTGAAGGTGGGAAAATATTAAATACTGATATTGCTAGGGAATTAAGCCCAGAATACCGAGAAGACAGGACTAGGGCTGCTGAAGTACACGAACCCGCCAGTACATTTACCAAAAGCCTTTATTCGCACAAGTTGGCGCAACCAACACCAGAAGGACAAGATTCAAGGGTTTTGTTTACAGCTGGAGGAGCTGGTGCTGGTAAATCAACTGCCCTAGAAAACGTAAAAGCATTAAACAGTAAAGCCAAAAAATCAGAAATTATTTATGATACAAACATGGACAAACTGGATAGCGCAGAACAAAAGATAAAACAAGCGCTAGATGCTAAACGCAAGGCCATGATCATGTACACCTACAGAGAACCCGTAGAAGCATTGGTTAATGGCGCACTTAAGCGAGCTAATAGCATGGAAAAGAAGTATGGATCAGGCCGAACAGTCCCATTATCAACACATTTGAAAACACATTTAGGGGCTAGAGAAACGATCCAAGCATTGCACGAAAAGTACAAAGACCATCCAGACGTAGAAATAAGAGCAATTGACAATTCACGCGGATTGGGAAAAGCCAGACAGATAGCGATTGAAAAACTGCCAAAATTAAACCCTGAACAATTAAGGAGAGAATTACATGATGCCCTCGAACAAGAATACGCCGATGGAAAAATATCCCACGCCATCTACAAATCAACCAAAGACTACTCCATCTGAACACAAAGCCAAACGGCTGCAGCAAAAAGAAGCCGACAACGTAATGAATGAGTTAATTAACGCACTAAATACAGGAGCAAAATCAAAATGACAGCTGGCCGCCCAACACTCTATGATCCATCTTATTGTGATGAGGTCAGAGCATTGGGCGCTCTGGGTAAAAGTGTAGAACAAATTAGTACAAAATTAGGTGTTTCATTAAGAACAATGTACACATGGCGGGATGCTTATCCTGAATTTTTGCACGCCTTGGATGATGCAAAGATTGCAGAACAGACTTGGTGGGAAGAACAAGCCCAGGCTTATATGCTTGAAAGCAAAGATGGACCTAAACTAAACGCAAGTATTTGGTCAAGGTCAATGGCTGCAAGGTTTCCTAAGAAATACAGGGAATCGGTCAAACAAGAAATATCAGGCGAGAATGGTGCGCCTTTGTTGGCTGGCTTACAAGTAACATTTGTCAAACCCAATGACACCTAATATTGAGTTCCCGTTAAAACTCCAATGTTTATTTGAGCCATCAAGGTATAAAGTTTTGTACGGCGGCCGTGGTGGTGCTAAGAGTTGGGGAATTGCTAGGGCGTTGTTGGTCATCGGATCAACCAAAGTCACCAGGGTGCTATGTGCCCGTGAATTCCAAACCAGTATTAAGGATTCAGTCCACAAGTTGCTAAGTGACCAGATCATGGCCATGAGTTTGACAGAATTCTATGAAATTACCGACAGAACGATCAGGGGCAAGAACGGCACAGAGTTTAACTTTGTTGGCCTGAAGAACAATGTCAGCAACGTCAAGTCTTATGAAGGCGTGGATATTTGTTGGGTTGAGGAAGCCCAAAGCGTGTCCAAGCGGTCTTACGACACATTAATACCAACCATTCGTAAAGAAAAGTCCGAGATTTGGATCAGCTTTAACCCTGAACTAGAGACAGACGAGACTTACAGGCGCTGGGTTGCTAACCCGCCAGACAACGCCAAAGTGGTCAAAATCGGGTGGCAAGATAACCCTTGGTTTCCTGAAGTGTTAAGAGACGAGAAAGACGCGCTTAAGAATCGTGATCCTGAAGCCTATCAAACAGTCTGGGAGGGAATGTGCAGGTTGACAGTTGACGGAGCTGTGTTTGCCAAAGAAATGCAAATGGCCGAAATCAACAACCAGATCACAAACGTGCCGTATGACCCCATAAAGCCCGTCTACACGATTTGGGACTTGGGTTGGGCTGACAGTACCGCCATTTGGTTTGTGCAGTTCATAGGCGTGGAAATCAGGGTTCTGCGCTATATGGAAGACTCACAGAAGACCATTAGCTATTACTTGGCTGAAATCCAGAAGTTTGGTTATGTGTTTGACACTCATTATCTGCCCCATGATGCTGCTAGTAAGAATCTAGGAACTGGCCGATCCATTGAGGAAATCGTGAGAGCTACAGGAATGAACGTCAGGGTATTGGATCGAGTGCCAATTGCGGACAGTATTAACGCTGCAAGGACCATATTCCCAAGGTGTTACTTTGATAGGCAAAACACAACGGATGGCTTACAATGTTTACGACACTACAGGTATGAGGTTGACCCTGACACCAAGCAGTTCAGTAGAACGCCATTGCATGACCAATACTCGCATGGAGCTGATGCGTTCAGAATGCTGGGATTAATGGTCCAAGAGCCTAGAAAGCCTGTTAAGAAGAAGGCAACGTACGATTATTCAGCAAATTGGATGGGATAAATTATGTCAGACTACCAAGACGATTATGATCCACGCATAGATATGGCCAAGAAGTTTTTGAAACTTGCCAATGATGCTGACACCAACAATCGTTCAGAAGCTCTTGAAGACTTAAAATTTGGTTCTGGTGACCAATGGCCAGTAGAGATTCAAAACAGCCGTGATCTTGAAGCTAGACCCTGCCTGACGATCAATAAGGTTGACGCTTATGTGCGCCAGGTGACCAATCAGCAACGCCAACAGCGCCCACGGATTAAGGTCCACGGCATGAATAGCCAATCAGACGCTAAAGTGGCCGAGATTCTGACAGGTATTTGCCGACATATTGAGGTCAATTCAGACGCTGACCACGCCTACGACAATGCTTTTAACTACGCCGTGCGCTGTGGGTTTGGGTATTGGAGGGTCACGACAGACTATATCAGCGAGAAAACGTTTGACCAGGACATCTTCATCGAGCAGATTCATAACCCGTTTACAGTCTATTTTGATCCTAATAGCACCTTGCCAGACGGGTCAGACGCAGAACGCTGTCTGGTGACCACAGTAGTCAGTAAGAAGGAATTTGAGAAACTTTACCCCGATGCCGACACAGGTGTGGGCTTTACTCAGCGCGGAACGGGTGACAGTAATGCCGAATGGGTGATGAAGGAAGACATCAGAATCGCCGAGTTTTGGTATACAGAGCACATCAAAGATACGCTTTTACTGTTGTCTGACGGCACAAAGGTATTTAAGTCCAAAGCGCCCAGCAAAGACGATATGAATATGCTTGGGCTAGAAATCGTTGACGAACGCCCAACCATGCGGAAATTGGTCAAGATGATCAAATGTACTGGCATTCAAGTATTGGAAGAATACGATTGGCCAGGCAAGTTCATTCCAATCGTGCCAGTCTACGGCGAGGAATTCGTTGTTGACAATAAGCGTAAAAAGTACGGCATGATTCGCCAGGTTAAAGACGCACAGAGGATGTATAACTTCTGGAAGACGGCCATTACTGAGTCTGTGGCGTTAGCACCAAAGGCCAAATGGTTGCTTGCTGAAGGCCAAGACGAGGGCCACGAGAACGAATGGGCGCAGGCTAACATCAAGTCCATGCCAGTCCTTAGATACAAGCAAAAGGACATTGAGGGCGTGCCAGCTCCCGTGCCTAGCCGTATTCAGCCTGAATCACCGCCTGCGGGCATTATGGCTGCAGCTGACGGCATTAATCAGGATATGCAAGCAATTTTGGGTATCTTTGATCCTAGCCAACAACTAGCCGGAAATATGTCCGGAAAGGCACTAAATGGCCAACAACAACAGGTTGATCTCACAAATTTCCACTATTACGACAATTTGACCCGATCAATTAGACACACCGCCAAGATTATTCTTGATCTAGTGCCGACTGTTTATGACACGGCTAGGGTCATGCGGATCATTGGTGACGATGGCCAACCTGATCTGGTAGAGATCAACAAGCAAGCTCAAGACGAGCAAGGCGTTGAGAAAATACTAAATGACGTAACAGTTGGCGAATATGACGTTGTGATGGACACAGGACCAGGCTACAACTCCAAGCGTCAAGAAGCGGTCGAGACCATGATTCCATTGTTGTCCAAAGACCCACAATTGATGAATGTGGCGGGTGATTTGATCTTTAGAAACATGGACTTCCCTGGCGCTGATGTGATTGCAGACAGACTTGCAGCATCCAACCCAATGGCGCAAATTGATGATAAATCGCCCATTCCCCCACAAGTTCAAATGCAACTTAAGCAGTCACAAGCTACTATCCAACAGCTGCAACAGCAGTTACAGGGTATGCAATTGATGCTTAAAAACAGGGCTGACGTTGAGCAACTCAAACAAGACGCTGAGACTAAACGGGTTCTTATTAAAGAGACCAACCGCGCCCATGACATTGAGTTGCGTGACCAACAGAAGCAAAAAGACACAGAAATGCGTGTTCACACAACGGCACAAGATACTGTTCTTAAGACACAAACACAACTAGAAATCGAGCGTATGAAGGCCGATTTAGCCGTTTATTTGAGCCATTTAGACCGATTGAGCGAGCGTGAGGCCAAGGCTGAAGCCGTTGAGCGTGCTATTTGACAAAGTAACTCTTTCGTGTATATTTACACAAAACCTTACCCATGAGGAACATGGGGTTAATTCTTAGGGTAAACCTATGTCTGAAAAAGAAGCGTCATCAGTATTGACGAGTGAGAACTCAGCTGAGTTTTATGCTAATAAACTTGGTTTAGCTGACAGAAACGATGATGTGGCGGTTGAGGAAACTCCCGAGCCATCAGAAGTTGAAGATCAGAGTGAACCAGAGGCAGAACAAAGCAAACCTACAGAGGAAAAGAAGCAGAACCCTAAGTTAGAAAAAAGGTTTTCTGAACTGACAAAACAACGTGAGCAAGCCAAGGCAGAAGCGCAAGCAGAACGCCAACAGCGAGAAGCGTTGGAAGCAAGGTTAAGGGCTTTAGAGCAACAGGCTACGCCCCCACAGGCGAAGAACATTGACGAAGAACCACAACCTGGTCAATTCCAAGATGCGTTTGAGTACGCTAAGGCATTGGCGCAGTATTCAACAGAAAAAGCCTTACAAGAGCGTGATCAGCAAGAAGCCAACAGAAAGGCTAATGAGGAAAGACAAAAGGTTATCCAATCATGGTCTGCCAAATTAGACAAAGTGAAAGCTGATTTACCTGACTACGATGAAATTGTAAGCACGGCTGATGTGGTGGTTAGTGATGATATTCGAGATTCTATTTTAGAGAGTGATGTTGGACCAAGAATCCTGTATCACCTTGCAGAGGACCTTGAATATGCTCAAAAACTAGCACAAATGCCCACGCGAAAGGCTTTGATTGAAATAGGAAAACTGGAAAAGCTATACGAGAAAAGTGAAGCCAAACCAGAGACTGTAGTGAAAAGTAAAGCGCCAGCACCGATCAGGCCCTTGAAGGCAGGTAGTGGTCAAGCAGATATCCCTATTAACAGTAGTGGAGATTTTCACGGCACATACCAGGCTTGGAAAGAAGCTAGACGGGCGGGCAAAATCCGTTAAATTCAAATCAAGGAAATCAAATGAGTAATAATCTCTTAACGATATCCAAGATCACCAACGAGGCGTTGATGGTTTTGGAAAACGAGTAAACAGTTTGCTCCCTTATGCGGTAACGCATATTGAATAACTTTCTCTGATTGACTTGGAACTCTGGCAGCAGACAACAAGGGGCAAGCGAAAGCAGCCTGAACGACTAAGTGAGAAAGCTCCTAGAAATAGGATGATGCGATAGTCTGAACTACCCTATAACAAAAGAAGGGGTAGAGGAGAATCCGAAGAGGTTTTCCCGCCTAGAAATAGGTCACTAAAGTAACAGAATGTAACTTTTACAAGTGAAGTTGACAGAAACTATGACGATCAATTCGCCGTTGTCGGTGCAAAGATCGGTAACACAGTTAACGTTCGCAGACCAGGCCGTTTCATCGGTACTACTGGCCCAGCATTGAACGTTGAGGACTTTAACGAGTCTAGCGTACCCGTGACTTTGTCAACCCAGTTCCATGTGGATAAACGTATGTCCACATATCAAGACGCTTCCTTTCTAATAGCGGCTTGATTGGCAAAATTCTTCCTGATTGACTTGGAAGCCCTGCGGAGGGCGACAGGGGGCAAGCAAGAGAAATCTGTGCAGCCTGAACGACTAAGTGGAAGAACCTAGAAATAGGATGCGATAGTCTGAACTTTGGTATAACCTAAAAGAAGCCAGAGAGTTTGATCCGAAGCGGTCGAACCGCCCGAAAGGGTCAGTAAGCGAAAGCTGAAGTAACAGAATGACACAATTCACAACTCAGGACTTGGCATTGTCTTTGGATATGTTCTCTGACCGCGTGTTGAAACCCGCTGTGGCAGCAATTGCTAACAAAATTGATCGTGATGGCTTGGTGATGGCCAAGAACAACACGGCCAATATCGTTGGTACAGCTGGTACACCTCCCACAGGTTTGATCACATATTTGACCGCTGCTGCTTACCTTGACGCTGAAGGCGCACCAAGGGATGGCCGCCGTTCATGTATCGTTGAACCTTTCACAAGCGCCACAATCGTTGATTCTTTGAAGGGTCTATTTGTACCCCAAGAAGCCATCGGCGAACAGTATCGCAAGGGTTTGATGGGTCGTGACTCTGCTGGTATGAACTGGAAGATGGATCAGAACGTTGTTTCACAAACATTCGGTTCTTATTCGACTGCCGTGTTGTCATGCAATACATCGACTGCAACTGGATTCCTGACCTCTGGTTGGGCATCAACTTCTACTATCGCTTTGTCTGCCACAACAGCCACAGCATCGTTGAACGTTGGTGACGTTATCCAAATTGCTAACGTGTACGCTGTCAACCCCCAGAATCGCCAGGCTTATGGTTCTAACAAGCTACGCAACTTTGTCGTGACTGCTGCCGCTACTGTGGCAACATCAGGTACAACTAGCGTGACTGTTAGCCCTGCCGTGATTACTGCTGGTCAGTTCCAGAACGTGTCTGTGACCAATGCTGGCGCATCAACTGTTACGCCTTTCAACAATACTGGTACTGTGTCACCACAGAATATCATTATGCACCGCAATGCGTTTACATTGGCAGTGGCCGATCTTGAGTTGCCAGAGGGTGTCCACTTTGCTGGTCGCGCTTCTGACAAAGAGATTGGTTTGTCCATGCGCGTGGTTCGCCAGTACACCATTAACAATGACAGTATTCCAACCCGTTTGGATGTCTTGTACGGCTGGGCACCGCTCTATCCTGAACTCGCTTGCCGTGTTGCAGCTTAATTAACTTAAAGGAAAACTAACATGAGTAATCCAGGACCAGCAACCACAGTAAGCAATCACCCACAAAACTTGGCCACAAACCAAGCATTGCGTTTGATTGCATCCGCACAATCCGTTAACTTGGCCGTGGCTGGTGATACAGCCATGACAGTAGTCGATGTGACTAAATTTGTGCCCGTTAGCGTGCTAATCACCAATGGCTTGAACTCTAGTGGATCAACAACCACTATTGCTACGGCTACTGTTGGTGTTTACACAGGCCCAAGCGCAACAGGTTCAACAGTATTGACTACCGCTGCTTTGACTAGCAACACAGGTGGTCCTTATGTGACAACCTCAACCGCGACAAATCCCGCAACCGCTATTTCCAACCCATCTACGATGTATGTC